AATACAAAATCTTAGAGAAAAGTATGATTTTGATTTTGATAACAGATCCTTTACAAGAGAATTCGAAAATCAAGATTTAGATGCGCCTGTGTTTTTTAAAAAGACGGGCGAAAGAGGATTCGTACTTTATAATGCAGAAGGAAAACCTGTAGGTAGAAAGAAAACAGGAGTCGTGCCTCCTAATTTGTTACCACTTTCAAGTTTTGATGCAGGTGGAATGAGTGAAATGGATGGTGCTGTGATTGACCAACTATATCAGAATGTTGGCAGCGAACTATTTCAAAATCAATTAGAAAATTTTCTAAGTGTATATAAAGATCCTGCAGATGCTTTTATGGGTGCAAAGAGTTTCTTTGGTCAGTTGCAAAAGAGTAGAAATGCAGATGTGACGAGAGATTTATTGCCCCCAGATTTGTCTGGTTTCTCTGGGGGCGTAGGTGTTCTCGATATGAAGGATCAGAGTACCAACTCATCATACACGTATGCGGCAGGTACTGATAGAATAGATCCTAGAGATAAAGCACTAATAGATTAGTCTTCGTTTGCCAACTTAGCAAAGTATGACATTGTGTCATCATCTTCACTAGTGTCAGCGACTTCCTCTTTAGTGATAGGTGGTACAACTTCATATGTCGCAGGTTCGTTCATCTGAACTTCCTCTTTCATAGTAGGTGCACCTGCAGATGCTTCTTCACCAAGAACACGCATCAACTTTGCTTTGAGTTCATCGTATGACTTGTAGTTCTTTGGATCGGTAAACTCACCGAGGTTATGTAGTTGTGAATAGACTCCTTCCAGTCTGGAGTCGTCTCCATCATAGAGTGCAGATGGTGTAGTAAACTCTGACTTATCATAATTACGGTATCCTTCAACGTTTCGGATTTTCAATTTAAAGTCTGCGCCTTCCCACATATCGAATGGGTTGACAGGTTTTTCATCTGCAAAGTCTGGTTGCATTGCATCCATGATTTTCTCAAAGATCTTTTTACCAAACTTGTACAACATTACTTTACCTTCGTTAGAAGGGTTGCCTGGATCTGATACTACCAGAACGTTTGCAACGTAATGTAGTCTACGTTTCTGTCTACGTGCAGTTTCTTTATCTGCCTCGATACCAGAATTCCATAGACGTGAGTTTAACTCACCGACTGGATCTGCTTGACCAATCGATGTTAGTGAGTTTTCAATATACCACTGACCAGTTGGGCCTTTGAACCCATGATCCCAATAACGAACCCAAGGTAGTTCAACACCTTCGGTTGCAGGAAGAAAACGTAAGACTGCATAACCATTCCCTGCCTTATCGACAGTTGGTTTCCAGATACGGTCATCACCGTAGTTCTTCTTTTCTGCAGGAGCACTCCCACCTGCAGCCTCTGCTGCTTGTACGAGTTTTGAGATTTGGTCGCGGTTGCGTTTTAGATTTTCGAATGACATCGTCTTGTCCTTATTTTACTGAAGTATTAACTGAAATATTATAACACATGTATACTGTATTGTAAAGTGTATTTATACAAAAAGAGAAGAGTCAATTGCATTACCTCTCGGTAACAAATTCAACTCCATCGCTTCTGCTTCTAACTTGTCTCGAATAATCGGTGAGACAAATTTGCGAACATCCTCTGGTTCGATCTTGTTCTTTTCACAAACCAGTAGGATCGCTTCCATGTAACCAATAGATTTTTCAATGACTGTCTTTTCTATTAGTTTGGAAAATTTTGATTTAGATAAAAACTGTTCTTCTATTTCTGACATCTAATCTCCTTGTCCTAAGTAAACTGTTCCTATATCATTATAGAAAACTCCGTGGGATCTCTTTACCATCCCTTCTGCATCATAGGCGGGTGCAACACATCGCCACTTGATTTTATGTTCCATCATCTCACCATAGAAATCGTCAACATAGTCACCACTTCGTAAATAGGTTTCTAGGTTTCGAATGTATGCTTGGTGATTTGCAACACGTGACTCCGCACCCTTTTCTTTCCTTCGTAAGGATTGACGTGCAGATGATAACAACTCCTTCTGAGTTTTGATCCAACCTTGAACCTTTCGAAAGTAAAAAGGATCGTCCTCGCTTCGAGCAAGTACAGTAGGATCTATATTTTTATATTGAGGTGGGTTCTCTCTCAATCTTTTCTCACGTGCCTTTGCAAGTCTTTCGGCTGCTGCAGCACGTTGTTCTGGTGACATCTTACGTTTTACCATATTTATATGTCCTCTCTAATCACATAACCAAGAAAGTTGCATTTCAACTTCTTCTTCATATTTTGCCTTACGTTCTTTCCATTTTTTCTGGATGTGTTCAAAGGCAGTGTACCACATCTGTGTACCTTCTAGACCATCGAGTTGTTCTAGGTCTTCACATATTTCAATTACGTCCATTACGAATCTCCTCACAAATTAATAATACCACAAAACGAAATGAATGTCAAGAGGTAAGTACATACCCCTTGTTCCATTTACCGACATTGATGTCGTTATACCAAGCAACGTCAAAGTAATCAGTCATGATGTCTGACTTGTTGTACCAACCAGTACCTTGACCTGACATTGCAGCAATCAACTCTTTGAAGAAGTTTGCGATCTTGGTCTCACCAATATCTTCCATCCATCGTTCAACCCAATAAACATTGACCTGCATGTTGTCACCTACGTCATGGGCAGGTACGTCTCGCATCCTTGCATATTCATCATTGTGCTTTTGGAAAGCAGACATGAAGTCCAACTCACCAGATGCGATATTAACAACTAAACTAGAATGGTGTCGAACTGCAATAGAACCTTTCACACCATACTTTTTAAGAACCTCTTTGATTCCTACTGATAACTCTTTCTTTTTTTCTTGAGACATATATGCCATTTGTAAATTCCTCTCTAATTACAAATACAGTATTGCATAAAATGATTCGAATGTCAAGCCCTAAATGAAATATTTTTTAATTTTTTTTAATATAAAAATACGCATCATCCATTCGAGTACCTTGGATATCTTTTAGTGCATTATCTAAAACAACATCCTCTAGATCTTTGAAATCCATTTCAGTAGGTATTCGATCTCCAATAGGATCATTTGCGATACCTCGTGCCAACTCCTGCACTTGTTCCAGTAAATGTTTACATGCATCGTGATCATAGTCTTCACGTGCAAGACTCGAATATTGATTTCGTACTCGGTGTGCTTTGACCGCAAGATCATGCATTGCGTTAATTCTTTCGATCAATTGTTCAATAGAATGGTTCATCTTCTCATACGTGCGATTGCTTTCGCATCCCTATCATTGGTTACTGGTACTGCATTACTCTTGTGCATAGTCGCAATACCCTTGATGAGATCTCCAGTATACTTCTGGGCCTCTTTCTTCGAACCGTTACTACAAATGACATCACTGGTTGGTACAGTCTCTCTACACTTGTACTCTGGTATCTCAGATCTCCACGTAGACTTTTTACCAGTCACCCCCATCTTTTTTAGGAATGCCTCGTGTTCGTCTCGTGCTTTCTTCCACCCTGCTTTTCTTTTTAATTTAGATTTTCCGTGGACTTGAACTCCACGTATCATATGCATACTCATCTTTTTCCTCCTAAGAAAAGTCTACCATAATTTTAAATCAATGTCAAGTTTTATATTCTATATTCTTCCATATTAAATGCAGATCCAGTCAAGGTATTATAGTCTGCTTCAAAGTTTGACCAGACTAATGCTTCTGGTGCATCGTAAAGCATATCACAGTTTTTACAATAATCGATAGAATCGAAATCGTGCATTTCATGTGCTTTTCTTAATTTATTATATTCGTCACCATACCAGACTTGTTCGATAGATTGGTGAGACAAGTGACCAAGAACTGCTTTACTGTCTTGACCTAAAACCATACAGCAAGGAACAACTGCACCCTGCATATCTCCGATACCACCTGCCCTCACAATAAGATCTGGGGAAAAAGGTCTACCACAACTTCTCTTTCTTTTTCCGATTCTCCAGTCAACATCAAGTTGACCAGACCAGTTGTGCATTTTCCAGATAGATGCTTTTACATTTGGTACGTGATCAATCCAGTTGGTAATGTATTCATTTACTTCATAATCTATATTATCATTATCAAGTATTAGATGATATGACCCAATGTCAGCACCATACTTAATAGCATCATTAGCATTATCCATAACTTCGTAAAAAGCATTCTTACTCATTTCCTTTTCATATAATTCTGGATTGTATCCAGTTACTGAGAACCGAGCAAAATGCATTCCTGCATCCACAGTTCTCTTCATCAAATCATCTTTGAACCAAAAACCATTTGTAATAAATGACATCTTGAAACCACGATCAGATCCTGCCTTGACAAAGTCTGGCAGTTTTTTATTCATAGTCGGTTCTCCAGATCCTTCTAAGTAGATCTCTTCACATTCCGAATCCTGCAATTGATCCAAGACTTCCAGAAACATCTGGTAGTTCATCATTCGCTTGAAAGACTTTTCCCTACCATCTGGAAACGAGTGTGGACAGAACTTACAAGTATAATTGCAAGAACCACAAATCTCGATCACTGCTTTCTTTATTGGTAAGATAGTTTTTTCTCCATATCTTCGAATGCTCTGTATATATCTGCTT